CCCTCAAATGCTGAAGATGTTTGAGCTGAATCTGCATAGAAAAATGTAGCTGTTGGTGCTATATTGTGATCAAGAGGTTGCAATAATATATTACTTTTATCAGAATTATAACTTATGATTTTATATTTATTTTGATTCGAATATACTAAATCATTTATATTTGTATAAGGTTCTTGTATATTGGTAGTTGAAATATTATATAGACATGATCCTAATAAGGATGTGAATAGACTAGTATTTGAAAATTTACTAATATCCTTGATTAACCCAACTTGATTATATTCNTTNAGTATTGGTATGCCATGATTTTNGTCATCTTCAAGAGTAGTAAATAAACATAATACTTGAGAAAAGAGCTCTCTCGGTAAGTCTGATCCGTGCCCTCCGTGAGGGGATAGTATGGGTCTTATCACACATCCAGTACCAGGGTTTAATGAGGTATCGACAACATCTATATTAATGTTGTTGTATCCTGTACCATACCCAGTAGATGTTATTAAAGCTCCTGTGATAACACCATTGACTATCTCAAGTTCAACCTCTGCACCTGTACCATCTCCTGTGATAGTAGCAGTAACGTTTCCGGGTGTATCATATCCCGAACCGGGAGATTCGATAATAACCGACGATAATGAACCATCGACTGCAGCTGCTTCTACTAAAGCCTGATTTGTATTCAAACTACCATAGTTGCCTACAATAATCTCAATATCAGCACCTGTTCCTGGGTCGGTAGGACCTTTAGTAACAGTAAGATTAGCAAATGTATAACCTATTCCGGAATTGGTTAGTGTGATATCTGATATTGCACCATTCGAATCTAACACCAATGAAGCCGTTGCACCAGTACCATCCCCAGTTATTTCAGCATTAGCTTGTCCATCATAACCCGAACCTTGGGATTGTATTATAATATTTGCTGAAATTATAGAACCATCACTATAATATTGGTTATATGCGGATCTAGATATAGGCACATAATTGGATCCAGCGAATTTATTAAAAAATGCCGATGGAATACTACCCATGAATTTCCAGATATAACCATCGGAAAGCTCTACACTGAAAACGCTGGTTCCGGATGGTGGTATTGTAGAAGACCCACCATTGTTATTGTGTATGCATTTATATATATTTGAATCAATTATACTATAAAAGTTCTTCCCGTACATATCCACAGTATCATCATACATGGCATATATAGTGCCAGATACCCATTTGGTATCTGGTATCATATATGATATATTACCAATTTCAATATTTTTGGTGGATACCATATTGGATCTTATTACATTTTCTTCAATATCAGTATGACCATATTCTGGAACATTACTTAAATCGCTCCAAGGTATAGTATTCGAGAGGAAATGAGAATAATATCCCTTCTTAGTTCTAATATCATCATAAACACTTTTAGCTATATTATGATGAAATATAGGTGTTATCGATTGATTGGCCATGATTAACTAATTGTAATTGTCCAAGTTATAGAAATTGAATCTGCTGCTTGTATATTAATTACGGGGAATGTAGTTCTACATAGCATAGTACCACCCGTGGCGGCATTTAATATACCAGCTTCAGTCAAAATCCCAGTTGAAACCCCTGCATTAAATGCAGCTGTGAAGGTTGCAGTATTATCGAGACTAGAAGATGAAGACAAGGAGACTCTTGCTAATTCTGTTTCCAGTGTAGTATCAGCTAAAGCCGGTATCGTCGTGCCTGTACCCGTTGCCATGTGAGACATTGCTGTAGGATTACTAACAGATCTATCCGCTAACCAATCTCTACCTGTAGTAACAACTAAATTATCGAGATCAATTGAACTCTTAATATTACCATCGCCACTAAATACAGTTATATTCAATCTGCCGGTGGTTTCTAAATTTTCTTTGTTTATCATTATAATAACCTTTGTGTGTCTGTATATGAATCTGACGAAATATTGGGAGAATTAAAATATCCAGTAGCATATGGATTTAAATCCACGTGAGGTGTAGCCTCTGTCGCTGATATTATGTCATTTAAAATTTTACTTAAATACCTTCCGATAAATAGCCTCTGTGCATCGGTATATGAATCCGCTGAATTATCAGGAGAATTAAAATATCCAGTAGCATATGGATTTAAATCCACGTGAGGTGTAGCCTCTACCGCTGTCATTATTTCACTTATAACTTTATTTATATCAATTCTATCATTATCATTCAGTATAATATTATCAGTCAATACTTTATAAATTATATTAGCATTATTATCATAGGTATCAACCCCGTGATAAAAGTCTTTAAGAAACCCACCCTTCATTTCTTTCAGTGCGTGGGTTATGTTAATAAAATTAGATATGATTAATTCATCGAATGATAATAAACCAGCTGGGTGTATAATATTTTTAAAAATATTAGAGTACCTATTTGCCGGAATATCAGATTGCAGAACATATGAATATTTTTGATAATATTTAGACTGTAATTTATTAGAATCACTTAAAAATCCGTCTGTACCTTTATATCTACCACCGTTATTGATAAGTGCCGCAGAATCTATCACCCCTGTTATTAAAGAGTCTGATGATTTTACTATATAACCAGAAATGTCTGTCCCTAGATTAATATCTGGTGGGAGGAGTTTAAAAAATACTTCACATTTATCTAGAGTATGCCTTCTTACTTGATTTATGTATATATCAAAATCTGATAATGCTGGGTTAAGAGGCATAACATTTAGCATAACCCCTTGTAATGGTAATGGGCTATTAGATATAGTATCTAAATCTATTATAAACGAGTAACTTGGCTCCCACGTACCAGCGGAAGGAATAAGCATTTCGTATGATGGGTATTTAATTTCCAGAAATTCGTTGAAGAGTAGTTTGAATACTGCTTTAAACGAAAGATTCGTACCCCTTTCTTTATATATATCCCTTATGCGTTTAACTAAAGTTTTTTTATTGACATCATTAAAAATTCTTTTAGGTAACGATGGCATAAATTCAGATCTATACTTATCAAACATATAGGATAGAGCACTTTCCCCATCGGGATTTCTTATTTCTAATATCTGTTCTATGGTTTGAGCTGGGTTTGAATCGATAGATACGATTATACCAGTTCCACCATTTGATCCTGTAAATGTCTCACCAACCTCGAAATCGGATCGAGAGGGTATAAAGAATATATTATTTGGACCATCAACACCATTAATGACCTGAATTGACCCCGAAGATGAACCAGTGATACTCTCTGATATAAGAAAATCGTCACTCGAAGTATAAGTGACTTTAGCCGAGCTCATGAATCTATAATATAATTCCAAAAAGACAATGAAATCTGGAAATTCGTCCTTAATGTGTTCCGGAAATGCGTTTTCAGTTTTCATTATATTCTAGACGGTGAGGTCTTATAATTAATGGTTGATAAACTGGCGAATTGGTCAGATGAATGAGGTAATCCAGATGTACTTATTGTATTAATAGTAACAATATTGTTACCAATTGGAATAACGTCATAGGATTTAAGCTGTACCTTTAATAATAATTTAGTACCGGCCTCACCAACAATAGAGGATATAATAATCTCATCAGTACTGATAGAACCTAAACTATAATCAACCTTTCCTATGATTCTAGAAATTTTCTTACCATCCACCAATAGGTAGTATATCAACATATTACCCTTACCATCATCTTCTAAATAATTAGTAACTGTCGATCCCGGTAAAGTGAATCCTGAAGATGATATTACTCCACCAGACAATGATGTTGTATGCCCCTGGTGAGGATTATATATTGAATTATTGAAATTTATATTGTACTTATGAGCTACATTCAAAAGCGGTAGCATATCTTTAGACGCTTCATGCTTAACGGTGACGGCTACTATTGAATCATCCGTAGCTTTAACTAAATCTGTTATATCAGAATTATAATATACAGTGTTAAATTTTGTTAAGGTTTTTGTATTATAGTTATCTATAGACGAAGATATTAATGTATTTAGTTCTTTATCCGACTTATTAGATTTTAATATATCAAAATAATAATCAACTATAATGTCCAAAAAAATATATTCTGGATCAACAAATTCCGGTATTATAGATGTTAATTTGTATTTAGACAATCCATTATTAATTTCTTTCTTGGATTCATCGGATAATACACCTGATGATCCAGCAGGTAAAGCCGATATAAATACCTTGCCATATATTGGAGGTGTATTATCTTCACCACCCCAAATGGACACATCTTTTATTAAATGAGAAAAGTTGTGGTTTAATATAGATTTGAAATCCGTGGTGGTTACTGTTCTATTCTGAGCTGTATACACGTATGGCGCATTTTTCTTTATAGATTCTATAGATTCTATATTAGCACCTCCCACTGACTTGGTCGGATTAGTGATGGTGACAGAAGTTAAACCGGTAATACCAGATTGCATTGTAAAGGTTGAAATATCGTTAGCGTCTGGACCAGAGGTTTTAAGATAAGATATCTCAACTATATTTCCTACATCAAGTTTAGTACCAAGTATATCATCCCCGAAATAGATTTCATGTTTTTCGTCTGATCCTTCTTGAATAAAAAATATATCACTTGTCCCTATGGAATCTATGATGTTATCCGAGAAAGTGAACGTTTTGGATACAGTAGATTCTGAAGATTCGTATACTGTTACTCTGACAGTATTAGTGTCACAAAATTTGTTGGGTATCTCGAATATTTGATCCGCATGTGTGACTGTATATCTGTGGGATAATAATTTCCCCTCATAAACCTTTAAAACTGAAGATATAGTTCCGTTTTCCACAGGAGCAGTATAATCAGTTAAGGTCACAAACGAATATGTCCCGCCTTTGAATACCGTTCCTCGAGGTAAAATTACGTTAGATAATGAAGAAACCCCATTTAACGTAATTTCAGAGGATGACGATTTTACCGATCGGGGGGTATACCCAAGAGATTTGGCGAGTGAGACAACATTATTTCTTACTTGTGCTGTGTCAATAAACATTTCATTGACACTCATCGATGCAGTCATCGCATTATAATGGGTATTATAGGCTAACACATCTAGGAGAGTTGACATAGCAGAACCCTCAAAATCATAATCCGTAAATTGTGATTGATTTTTTAAAAACGATTTTAGATTATTCTTTATATCAAAAAAATCTAAATCTGTAGTAGAAACTGTCATTATTTAATCCTTTGTAATAATGTGTCTAATATGAACGCTCGTTCTGCCGGGTGATTAATTAGAGTAAACTCCAAAATAATTCGGAATTCATATGAATCTGTGTTTGTTATAGTAATATTATTTATATGAACTCTAGGTTCAAAATTCGAAATTAATAGTCGAATTTCTGTTTGCAGAGTAGATTTGGTTAACGGATCTATGTGTTCAAATAATAATCCATTACCACCCCACCCTATCCACGGTTGAAATGGTCTTTCTCCAAATCTAGTCATTAAGAGATTTTTGAGAGATCTCTTAACAGATTCAACATCCAATAATGTAGAGATATCCCCTGTTATTGGATGTTTAGTAAAATTCATATCGATATCTTTCCATATCTTTGTAGTTCTTTCTGATATTTCCATTTGTTATTACCTATATTATTTTATCCGCCAGCGAAAACGTTGGGAGATCCTTGTGCAACAGATGTACATGAGGTAATGGCATCACCAACCCTACCTGCACCTTTGTTATTAACATAAACAGTACCAGATCCTGTCTCTATTGGCATTGCGTGTGACGGGCATGGACTACCCGGGAGTTTATGTGTAGTATTTTTATCACCTTGTCTTGACCATGGTATGCCATTAACAAATACATTCCCCGACCCTGCTGCTCTTGCTGGTTTAGAGCAATGAGGAACATCATCGTCGCCTATTCTTGTAGCGGCAGGCATTATTTTAACTCTCTTTCCATAAGAAGTTGTAGTTTCCCATTCCATACTGAGTTAATTTGGTGTTCTTCCTCGGTGTGTGGAGG